TTATAAATCAAACAAGTTGTCAAAAGTTTCGGATGCATTTGCATCACTCATATCCCACTTGAGAACACCAATTAGATTATCTAACTTCTTATCAACAATAGTTTGTTCCATCAACTCGTGGTCAAATGGCAAATCTTGGAACCATTGAGGTATCTTTGTAGCATCAATCGGATATGCAACACTCTTTAACTTGAATGTGTTCGGTTTTAGTTTACAGATAATACACTTCATACCATCTACAATCTCTACTGCATATCTATCTTGGTTGAGTTCACGCAACATATTCCAGTTTAATGCGGCTGATACATGTCCAGGAAGATGCACTTTGTCTTTCTTAGATGTGTCAGCACCTACACTTACATCTTTAGCCATTGCCTTCTTAGCGGCATTCACTCTGTTCTTATACGAAGTCAAGTTGTTTACACGAGACTGTGAACCTTTTTCCCAACCTGGTCTTGCTCTAAAATCTTTCTTAAACTCTTTGACCATATCAATAACATCTTCACGTGTCCCATCAGTTAATATTTTCAATAACACTTCACTGAGAAAGTTTTGCATATATCCTGGAGTATCACTTCGTTTCAAGTCAAGACCCATTGCTTTAATCTTTCCTGGTTTCCCATCAACATCTCTGCGTTCGCCGTCATCATCGTAGATGAGCATTGCGTATCGTTTCTTCTTAATAAAGATACCCATAGTCGCACAGTTCTCACGACCAGCAACGATAATCTCGCCTTCTTTTCTAGGAACATTAAAGAATGTTTTCATAAAGTCTGGAAAACTTTCATTCACTTGGTTCGCAACTTCATCATACAATTGTAAAACTTTATCTTTAGTCCACTCAATCGTTCCATCGTCAATCTCTTGTTTGTAAACAGGATACATTGAATAATAAATGGAGTCTGTGTCGCCATAGATAACTGATTCGCCTTGATAGTCATAAGTACCTGCTATAACTTCATTTGTCTTCGCACCCATATGTCGAGTAATACAACGACCAGTGAGTGTTGTACTCTGACCAATACGCTTATCATAGAAACGACAACCTTGATTCAGTAACGCACCGTAGAGCGAGTTCAAGTTAATCTTTTTAACTAACTGTCTTTTATCCCAGTGAGCAATTGCAACTGCATCGTTGTCTTTGATTGCTTCTTTTTTCTTTTGTTGCATTACTTGTCGTTCTGCATACCAACGTTCTAAGAGACTTGGAATAATACCTTGTACATCTTGTTTAAATATAGTGCCGTTAGCAGTAAGAGTCCAGTTTAGTCCACTATTGAATACTAAATCATAGGCTTCTGCGCCCGTGAGGTCTTGAGTTGTTTTGTTTTCTTCGACTGTTGAGTCTTCGAGGACTAGAGTAATGTTACTGGCTTTGTCTTTCTCATTAACCAAACGAAATTCTTCTGAACTAAATGTTTCATCCCACGCTTGAGATGAACCATATCCCTTTGCACCAGTTTTTCTGCCTTCTTTAATTCTATCACCAATCATTTGTTCAGTTAAATCGGGTCTAAGTTGACCAGCAATAGTTTCAGGAGACATATTCATCGCACGAATAACTGACGGATAAAGAGAGTTGATATCAATACCTGCTACCCATCTCTGTAATCCTGCTTTCGGAACTGCCACAAAAGCACCAGCGGCTTTCTGCAATTCTAGTGCTTGTAGTTCTTCGTCTGAATATTCAATATCATCGTCTGACCATTCACGTCTCTTTCTATCAGGAACAACCATACCTCGTCTATGTGCTTCGTTAATGATTGCTTGTTCTGTAACAGCAACAGCACCCATTGTTGTTTTGATATTCACTGTATTATCGTGTGCAATTTCGTTTGCTAGTTCGATAAATCTTAGTTTCTTATCAATCTTATCAAGTAGTGCAACGTCTTGTCTGTTATATGCGACAAACTTGTAGAAGTCATTGTTATATAACTGGTCTAGTGTGCCATCATATGCAACTTTCTGTTCACCCACTTCGTGTTCACCAATTGTATCAAGTGAATAGGAATGCATTTCATGGTAAGTATACTTACGATATAGTTCTAAGTAGTCTAAATGAATTCTTCCGAACAAATCAAACGTTTCTTGTTCTTTACCATATTTTACTATCTTACGTTTCTGAGGTATTAAGTCCCATAAACATAATTTGCGTGTATGTGACTTACTTAATACTTCAGTAATTCTATTAACAGTATATGGAATATCATAACCTTCAGAGTTCCAACCAGTTATCACATCAGCATCTTCAATCACATCTAAGAAGTCATTAAGCATATCCGCTTCACTTAGATAAAGTTCTGTGTTTTCGAATTGGTCACAAATGCGTTGTGCTTCTTTAAGACCCTCGCCCTCACGCATACCCTTTGGCGGAATAACAAGAGTTACCAACAATTCTAACCATTGAAGATGAACTGTTATCGCCGTGATTGGCATAAATGGGTCACTTGGGTCTGCGAAACCACGAGACGCATCGAAGTCAGTCTCAATATCAAAGAATGCTGTATTGAGTGTGGGCGAATCTATACCATTATAGTTCTCACTTAAACACTTGACTTCAGGTTTCATATCACTTTCGTAAAATGCTTTACCTGAATTTATTTTTCGTTCTTTGTGAAGTTCTTTGAGGCGTTTACATTTGATTTGACGAACTTTGTCGCCATGAATACTTACGTGGTCACCGCGTGGGTCTTTCACATAGAAAGTGCGCCACGCCGGATAATCATTGTAAACTCGTTTACCTTTAATTCTTTCTACAACTTGAACTATATCTTTGTCTTTGTTGTAGAAGGCGTCTACATAACTCAAAGAGTGCGACCTACTGTTTCTAAGATAGTTTCCATATCTTCAAAATCAGCACGAGTTTCGGCAAGTTTAGCCTTGTGTGCTACCGTGATTGCTTTATTTAATACTGCTGGTTTAATATCCATTTCTTCAGCAATTGCTCTTACAGTATCCCGTAATCCACCTTTAAGGTCTTCACATTCTTGTAGAACTAGACAACCCTCATTAACTAATTGAATGAGTTTGGCTTTTTCTTCTTCGTTGATAGCGTCAATTGACATATAAATCTCCTATAAGTTTGGCAATAAAAAAGAGTGCTTTTACACACTCTTTATATATTAACATAAGTGACTTAAAAAGTCAATAGATTATTTGTTTAAAACAAGACTTTTGCACTGAGTTTTAAATCTGGATGATGGTCACCTGGCATTTTCTTATCTTTTGATGTCAGAGACTTTCCATCTGGTCTTATAGATGTTACTTTGATATTAGTTGGGGTTTTAATTTTAGATGGGTCAATTTTAGGCATCTTTTCTGTCTTTTCTACCGCATCTTCAATCATCTTAGTCGCTTTGGCTTCTATTGCTTCAAATGGATTAGCAAATCCTGTAGCAGTAACACTGCTGACTGCCGCTTTGCCTAACTTCTTCGCACCAGTTTTGGCCATTCCAGCACCTTTTTTAAGTAATGCCATATTTCTGCGTTTCTTATCTTTATCTATTCCAGTTCCACATCCTTCTTTATCTTTAACATTAGGATTGTTACATTTCATATTTACAATTGTTTTGCCTTTTGGACTGTTTGGGTCATGTGGCTTGCCATTTTTATCATAAACAACATCTTTACCTGCATATTCTGAGATATTTTCACCCCACATGTTGTTAACCCTATTATTAACTTTATTATATTTATTGTCTTTGCTGTAATTACTACTACTGCTACTACTATTTGAAGAGTTACTGCCACCTGTTACATAATCAACAGCATTACCGATAGCAGTTGAGCCAGTACCATCACCGCCTGACATTATATCTGAACCAGAAATTGTTGCTGTTGTCTTTAGGCCAGGTGATTTCTTTATTATTTGCTTTCCTATACTGTCACCAGCACCCTTTTTGATTTGAGTTTTTACAGAATTAGGATTCATGCCTGGCTTGAATTTTCCTGCGGCATTTTTAACTGCCTTCTTACCGAACTTTTTGGCTATTGCTTTCGCTGCCATTGGTCCTAGAACTCTTGCGGCTCCAATAGCCAATGGGACAATAGGTAGCACTTCATCTAATCTGCCTTCTTTTTCAGCATTTTCCATTACTTGTACTTGTTCACTAAGTTTGGTAAATGCGAATTGAATTAATCTCATCATACCTTCTTTAGTTTTTATCATATTGTCGATTTTTTCTTTGTTTTCATCGCTTACAGCATCGTATACTTGTGACACTGCTGATGCTGTATATAAATCAACTTTCATCTTACCATCGTCAAATTTGACTTGCATGTTTTGTTTGTCTGCTACAATCTTTTTAATCGTATCAATTGCTTTGTTGCTACTCTTTGGTTTCATATCCATAACTTTTAAGAATTCGTCTCTAGCCGCGATTGCTTCTTCGTCTTCTTCGTTTACTGCTTTATTTACTGCTTTGTTGATATCGTATTTCATTTGTAAGTTTTTTGGTCGTAATTTTGGCTTAGTTTTAATTCCAGGTAGACCTATTTGATTCTCTGGATGTGCCATTTGGTCTCTATGTCCTGCTCTAGGATTTACTTCGAAATCTTTAGTATCGTATGTATTTTCATAAAAGTCTTCTTCAGTTTCACCGGCAGCCATTTCTTTACAATCGCCACATCTACCATGTCCATCATTGTAGTCCATCATAGGAGCACCACAGCAATTACTTACCATGCCTTCTGAATCAGCATACTCATCACCTGGAGAATATGATTCAACAAATACTTCTACCATGTCATCGCCATTACGCAATGCACCTTTTTTAACTTTTACGTTTTCTTTACCGTATTTTGCTATTGCTTCTTGTGGAGACATACTAGTTTGTTTCCAACGCTTTTCTGATTCA